GTTTAAACACAGAATATAATGACAAGATTAGAACAAGAAAAGATGCTCCAAAAGCTGAATTTAAAGATACTTTAGAAGAGAAATATAGGATGGGTGGTGAGGATAGTGATGATGAAGGAGAAGAAAAGAGCTATACTAGGCAAAATCCAAGAAGGAGATGTATAGAAGGTGTAATGGAGTTGTTAAAACAGGGGAAAATTAGGGCATTTGATGTTATTGAGGACGATGTTTTGAATGAGATGTATTTTCAAGTGTTCAAGAAGAATCAGATTGGTGGTGCTAGAGAAATATTGATTTTGCCAATTGAGAAAAGGATATCAATAAATATATTGGAGTCATTTAGCAGATTGATTTGCAAAGATGATATGAGAGAAATGTTAACACATGGAGATGTGAAATTCACATTGATGAGAGATATGATAAGAGATGTCAGAAGATCTAAGGAAAGGAGATTAGTGCTGAATTTTAATCTAGATAAAACTAGATGGGGGCCATCATTTATGCCAATACAATTTATATATATGTTCAAACCATTTGCTCACTATTACCCAAAATTATTCAATTATCTTCTAATAACACTAATGGTTCACACTAACAAAAAATGTTTGATTCCTGAGAAACTAATCAAGATATGGAGAAATGACCCACTAAATCAATACAAACACGAACCTTTGCTTCAAAAACTCAAAGAAAAATTCTTGTCAGATAAAAAATTGTACTTCAATAATGAATCAAATATGGGGCAAGGTATATTACATTATACATCATCATACCTCCATCTATGTGCCTTGAGTTTCAGGGATAAGATTTACAACAAACTGTGTCAAAGACTGAAGTTGAGTCCTGGGAATTGGTCTGATGTGGTCTCTTCAGATGATTCATACACTTCTTTTGCAATACCTATGGATGATAAAAAGAGAATGAATGTCAGGATTGATTTATTCCTGAGAGCTCAGGAAGTTACGGAAAGGTTATTTAATATATGGACATCCAAATCGAAGAGTTCAATATCATTCATAATCAGTGAATTCAATTCAATGTTTGGATCCAATTTGACACTGTATCCCACATTGATCAAATTCGCTTTAGCTTCTGTTCAACCTGTTAACACTGATTCCTTCTTTAGGATGGTCAAAGAATCCTACAACACTAGCAGACAGATTGTTGAAAATGGTGGTTCTTTAGAATTATATATGGTTGCACATCGATTAAATAAAGTGTTTGTGGAGAGTATTTATCATACTCATGATAATGGTGTTAATAGTCCAATGAAGTTTGGTATTCAACCAGAGAATTTACCATATCAGTTGGGTGTCTACCCTATTGGGGAACCTGGAATGATGTTAATGATTGGTCCTGAATTTCACAATTATTCAATTTTACATAGATATAAGTCTGATCAAAAATCC